TTCAACGTAACGTCGCCCGTAGCGGGCGGGCAGGCCATGCCCTTACCTTGCATTTCGTCCATCACTTACCCCTTTTTGCAGGTTTGGATTTACCCGCCTCAGACAATGCAATAGCAATGGCCTGCTTCGGGTTCTTGACAACTTTACCGCCGGCGCCGGAGTGCAGCTTACCCTTGCCGTACTCGCCCATCACCTTGCTAATCTTCTTCTCAGCCTTGGTCTTTTTCATCGCATTCACCTTTTAGGTTAAGCCAACCGCGGAATATTACGCCGCAGCGGCTGATTCCACTTCGTGCTCGCGCTCGAGCCGTAAGTGCCCACTACGGCATCGCTTGCAAACGTCAGACAAAACGCGTCGGCGCGGTCCGGCGAAGGTAGCCCGCGCTTACGGATCTCATCCTTACCCTCAATCTGGATCTTGCCGCTGCTGGTGAAACTGTAGCGCACCGTCGCCAATTCGGATACCAGCATCTCATCCTTGGGCAGCCAGCAGTCGCGGGCCTCGAGCCACGCCTTGGCCTTGTGCCAGAGCTCGGCCTTTAGGTTCCGGTACGTCGATCCCATCGCCGGGGACTCCGCGACGTTGATGCCGCGGGCAGGCAAACCCAGCTCCCGCAGGCGGTCAACGACGCCAGCGCCCAAGCCGATAGAGTCCACCAGGATCTCGCGAGGGCGGGCGCTGGGGGCGAGGATCTCGTACTCAGCGACAACCGCGCCCGTGAGCTGCATCAGATCCAGGTTTTTCCACGTCTTGATCGCCTCCAGCAGCGCGTTACCCTGGCGCTTGCACAGAGCGCTGCGGTCGCTGCCAAAGCGGGCAACGTCCAGACCCCACACGACGGGCGCGTGCGCGCTTGGTGAAACGTCCCGCGCCAGGGCCATCTCGAGCAGCTCCATCGGGATTACGGTGTCGTCGTCGCTGCGCGGGAACTCACCCAGCACGCGAATGCGGTAGGCGTTGCTCTCCTCGCCGTAACGCGACTTCATCTCCTCGATGTACGCCTGGCTCACCCGTGGCGAGTTCTCGCAGGAGACGCGCAGCGTCACCCAGTCGCCCGACAGGCGGTTATGCGTGTCATAAAAGAACCCGCTACTTCTGACAGGGTTGCCCAGCAGCAGCGTCACGGCGCTGTGGCCAGACATCGAGCCGGCAGCGGCCTCAAATACCTGCTCAGGGATACCGGACGCCTCATCGGCCACCAGCATCACGTTATCGCTGTGCACGCCCTGCAGCGCCTCGGGCTGCTCGGCTCGGCTGGTTCTAGCCGATATGAACGCCTCAGTGTTCGCATCCTTGACCTCAATGCGGTCCTGCTTGACCTCGAGCTGGTCGGCCAGCATCGGGGGGAGCACCTTTACCCAGCGCTTGACCTCGGCAAATAGGGCGTCGTACAGCTGGCTGCTCGTCGGCGCGGTGACCACGATCTTCACCGGGAAGCGCAGGAACAGATACCACAGCATCGCCCACGCGGCGGCCGTCGACTTGCCAACGCCGTGGCCACTACGGACGCTGATGCGCCTGTTGCCCTTGGCAATGTGATTCAGGAATTCAATCTGCCACTCGTCCGGCGTGGTGTTGAGCACCTCGCGCACGAAGCGAACCGGGTTGTTCTTGTAGAGCTTGACGAACTCGACAAACGGGTTATTCGCCAGCTCAACTTCTAAATTTTTTTTCGCGGGCACGTTGTTCCGTGATGGTGGGGGGAGGGGGTGCGGCGATGTGATTATGTACGCAAGTCTCGGATTTTGGGAATCGGTAGGTGTGAAGCGCCGCCACAACCGCCCCGCCGCGCCGAGCGAAGGGGGGTCTCGCGCCGTCCGCGGCCAGGAGCCCGAGCCGCCACTGTGGACAACTTGTGCTGCACCGCACACACGCGGCATCGAGGCCGCGCTGCGCTAAGTCGTTGATTTCATTGCTCTCTTACGCGCGCCTTACGTTTGCAAAGAAATACAAGAGTCATTATGTCAAATTGTGATGCGTGCAAAACCCACGTTTTGCTGCTTTCTTGGGCACTTGGCCGCGTGTCCACAGGCTTATGTGGACAACTTGGGCGTGACTTCTGTGGATAAGTCCTCGACCACCTCGACGTGCCGCAGCGCGTTCATGCGCAGATCCTGGACGTTAATGTTGATCTGCTGCGCTTTTTGTAAGCCGTAAGTCTTCTGATTCCATCGTTCCGCCAGCCACTGGCGCGTCTGGATGCGGACGCGAGCGTGCGCGGCGTGCTCGGGATCTGCCTGATCGGCTATCTGTAGCGTTTCTACCGCAAGGCGATCAGCGGCTTGTGCGCGTGCACGCGCGAGTTTATCACCGTCAATGTCGACCTCGTCCATCCAGCGCTCGAGTGCCTTGCGGCTGATTCCCATCTCGAGGCAGATGTCGGTGTGACTCTTTCCGGCCTCCAACATCGACCAAATCATGTCCTCTGGCAGCTTCGCCAGCATTTTCATATCCTGATGGAACTTCGGCGTGCCAGCCATTAAAACGCCCTCCAAGCGATTTTTTTCATGCGATCCATGCCGTGGTATGTCTTTGAGTCCATAAAGCGCCCTATAAGCCCGTTAAACGCGCCTAACGCATCTTCTGCAGCGGCTTCATGTCGGTCGGGAACATTTTAGGTGTCGCGCTCGGCTTTTTCAGGTCTAGGTCGTTCTCGAAGTCGTCGAACCCCGAGCCATTGGCCTCAACCTTGACGAGGGTCGCAGGCATCCCGAGCGTCGCCTTCAGCCTGGCGATGTCGCTGCCCAGACCGCTTTCCAGCATCGTCACCAGCTCTTGCATCGACCAGACGTGACGGTTCTCCACGTCCGGCCTGGTGCGCTGATACGCCGCCGCGTCGGCCTCGGTTTGCACCACGGCCATCACGGCCCCGTCGTCCATCTCCCATTCGATTGCCTTGACCTGCCCCGCGGGCGCAATGCCTTCGTCAACTGCCCACTTGTCCATCGCCCGGTATGCGCGAATCATTCCATCGCACGCCGCGGCCAGCCGGTTGAAATCCTCTGTCCCTGCCGCCTCCCAGACCCGCTCGGCCTGCTTCCACACTTTGATACGAAACTCTACGTCTACCAAAGCAATAACTCTGTTCACACCCCATTTGTCCTCGTGCTCGCGCTTGATGCGGTCCAGCTCCACCATCCGCGCCTTAAAGAACCTCGAGAACTCAGACTCAGGAAACTGCACCTCGACTGGCGTCGGAATTTGCCCCGGTTTTCTGCTTTGTTTTTTCTTCATTAAGTTAGTCTCCACTGACGTAGCGTGACGAATCGTGAGATCGGGCGGTCGAATCGTAGCAAGATATACCCTTGCTACGATTCGTCACGCGTTTGACCGCTCTTCTGGGGGTGGACGAATCGTCACGATTCGTCACACGATTCGACCATTCGTCCAGGTCTAAAGTATTCATCTGTCTTTTCCTCAAACTGCTCAATCCAAGCCCAATCTCCTTCGATTTTCACGTCTGACGGACGTCCAGAATCGCTCCTTACGCGTCTCCAGGCTGCTCTAAAAGCATCGCTGCCGGCCTCGTCACTGCCCATCTTTTTCGCAAATTCGTCCCTCCATTGGTCCACCTTCGCGCACTTACGGACACCGACCGACACCTTCCAATGTGTACCTTTAGCGTTAATTACGTCCCTCAAAGCCTGCACCGCGATCTGCTGTTTCTTACCCTTACCTGAGCGATTAAGGCCTACTTTCTTGGCCTCCTCGGAGCGCGCCAGCGCATCACCGTCTGAGGGATTCACGGCCAACGATTTGCGCGGCTCATCAAGTCCTAGTCCCTTCTCGCCTGGCTCGTCGATGTCAATCTCCACCATCTCAAACCCGTAACGGACACCATCCTCGCCGTCCTTTTGCTTAGATATGGTGACCACGCCCCGCGGCTGATCGTCAAAACGCAGGAGTTCCAGCTCCGTATCCACGGCCCCGAGCAGCGACGAATGGCCGCGCAGCCCCTTGGCCTGATCCTTACCGCTGTGGTGGATCACGAGCAATGCGGCCGCGAAGACCTGCTGCAAATGGCCGCAGCTGGTGATGAACGCGCCCATGTCTTCGGAGCTGTTCTCGTTGCCCCCGCCGAAGGCCCTGGCTAGCGTGTCGATGACGATCAGGTCGATGACGAAGCCGCGGTCCTCCTGCAGCTGCGCAATCGACAGCATCAAGGTATTGATGTCGTCGGCGCTCGAGCGCAGGTTCACCTGGTGGCGCAGGACGTAGATCGGCGCCCCGTTGTCGATGCCGTGATGGATGCGGCAGGCCTTGATCCGTGCGCCAATGCCCCCATGACCCTCGCCCGCGATGTAGATGATTGCCCCGTTATCACTAGGGCTCGAGTCCTGCCCCATCCAGGGCTGCGCGCGCGCGATGGCCGCTGCCAGGTCCAGAGCAATGAACGACTTGAAACTACCTGGCGGGCCATAGAGCGCGGCAAAGCCTTTTTTGGGCAGCACCTTATGGATGAGCCACTCAACCGGCTCGTCTTTGATGTCGTCCCAGGACTCGAGCTTGAGGGTGCGTTTAGGCTGCTCTTTGGGCGCGTCGGGAATCGTTGCGGGAATCGTTTCAGCTGGTGGCGCTGCCTCGGTTGCCGGCGGCTTTTCCTTAAGCCGCTCTGGCGCATGGACCTCTTGCTCGCTGGTAATGGGCGCCTGCGCCTTGACCAGATCCGCGAGGTCCGTGCGCGTCTTGCCTTGGCTGTAGATCCACTCGAAGGCGTCATCGCCCAGCGCCTCGCCGCCCAGGTCGATCACCCGCACGCTCTTGGCGACAGGCAGGATCTTGGCTGCCGCCTTCTTGGCGTACTTCCAGCCTGGCGCGTCGTTGTCGGGCAGGATCACCACGTTCGCGCCGGCAAAGTATTCGGTTATGGCGTCGGGCCAGGTTCCGCTACCCGCGTGGCTGGTCGTGGCCACCGACCCCAGCGAGATCACGGCATCCGCCGCCTTCTCGCCTTCCGTGAGGTAGACGTAGCGGCCTTTGCTGATCGCGTCACGCAGCTCGGGCAGCTTGTACGGCACGATCCGGGCATCGCCCAGCGTTGCGTGCCGACGGCCTGCCTCGTCGACCTTGATCAGCTTGTAGTCCTTGCCCTTAGCATCCGCGGTGCGAAATCGTTGCTTGATGAAAAGCGTCACACCTTCCTCGTCGCTGTAGTGCCACTCCTGCTCAAGCTGCCTGGTGATGGGCTTGATCAGCGCCAGAGGTTCGTTGCGCGGCTCAAGTTCCGGCAGGAAACCGCGCTCTCTCATAGTGGAGAACACGCTTGTCTGATCGCATCCCCCATGACAGTGGAATAGCGCCTTGCCGTCCGGGCCTTCGCTAATCGACAGGCTCGGGTTCTTATCGCCGTTACCTCTGCCGTGGCCCGGAACTGGGCAGCTTGCCAACCATTGACCGTTTACCTTCTTCGCGTTGCCTAATTGCTTTGCGATTTCTTCGGCTTGCATTTATGCCTCGAGTTCATTGATTCGTTTGCCGATCCACGCCATAACGGGCACGGCCATAGAGTTACCGAGCGCCTTGTAGCGCGGCCCGTCGGGGCAATCTTCAATGGGTTTCTTGTGCCACGGAATGGCGGTGTAGTTGTCGGGAAAACCTTGCAGGCGCTCGCACTCTGTGGGTGTTAGGCGGCGTACTTGCATGGTCTGTTGCTTGATGACGGCAGGCCGACTAGCGTGTCCGCTCATCCCCATGTTGGCGTCTATCGTTCCGGCAATATCGTCTTGCACCCAGTAGCCTTGACCTGACTCGCGCATGGTAGCCACCGCCGCCGTCGCGTTCTCATTGGCCCCGATGCTGTGGCATACCTCGGTGCTGCTTATGGGATCTTGTGTGGGGTGGAAGGCGACGGCTTGTGGCTGGCCTCGACTGTCCATGCAGTAGGCAGAACCATCCATCAGATACTCCTTGCCCTGCGGCCCGGACTCCGGGGCGCGGCCTATGCAATGACGGTGGATGCTTATGGGATCTTGTTTGGGGTGGAAGGCAACTGGAACACCTATGACATGGCTGGGCCTGCTTGGGCGATCCTCACCTTCAGCCCTGAGCGTTCCGGCAATATCGTCTTGCATCCAGTATCCCTGTCCAGACTCGCGCATAGCGACCGGCACCAGCGGCGTGCCCCGCCCCGTGCCGTCCTCGCTGGCATCAAATCCCTCACCGCGCAGGGAATGCGTAACCACCGGCGTCTGCCCCTCATCCACCG